AGTCGCACGTTATTGGCATCCACAATATAGATCAGTTCATAGTGGAGTTCGTAAGAAGTTAGAAAAAGAATTGGGTAGGAAACTTTATAATACCTATTATTATGATAGATATTATTTTCCGGGACAAGCATTAACTAAACATGCTGATAGAGATGCATGTGAAATTTCTGTTACTATGCATATTAGTACTAATCTTCCTGATGATTTAAAGGATTGGGTAATTAAGATTAAAACTCCTGATAAGTATACCGATAAAAAGAAAACTGCTGTATTAGTTCCTGGTGAAGAACGTACTTGTGTCTTAAATCCTGGTGATGGTATGATTTATAAAGGATGTGAACGTCCTCATTGGAGAGATCCAATGCCTGGCACTCCATTAGGTAAGAAAAATAAGAAACTATTTGGAAAGAAAATAACCCAAGAACAATATTATCATCAAATATTCTTCCATTATGTTTTACAGGATGGTGAAAGAGCTCACTGTGCATGGGATAAAGCACGATGAAAGCACCACTTTTTGAATTTCCTTCTTACCAATATGAGGTAAAGGATTGGGAGTTTAAAAAGAAAGGACTCCTGAGTAGAATTAATAAGAGTAAGTTTTTAAGAACCGCATTACAGAACTTTGAGACTGATAGACAAACTTGTGAGAAATCATATGTTCGTTATCTTGAACAGTTTTTACAACCTGAATTATCTGAGTTTTGTCAAGAGGCACAGGTTACTTGTAGTGTGAGTGATGCATGGGCAGTTAAATATCAAAAAGGAGATCAGCAGACAGTTCATAATCATAGAGGATGGGGATTCTCTGGAATATTATATGTGGAGTATGATCCAAAAGTTCATACTCCTACTTGTTTTGTAGCACCTTGGCAAGAACCAAGAAGTGATACAACTTCATTAGCATACCCTCGTAATGTAAAAGAGGGAACAGTTTTTATTGCTCCTTCATGGGCATTACATTTTGTTAATCCTAATCAAACAAGAAAGCAGCGAACTGTTGTGGTGTTTGATTTATTACCTGAATTGCCAAGTCATCAGTCAATAAATAAAGAATGATAAATAACTAAAAAGAATGTAGAGTAATGTCAAGAGTTCGTGCAGACAAACTGACTGACAGAGCAGCCACAGGTGCTCCGCAGCTGACTTATGGTGTAGAAGTTCCTGTTGGGTATGGAATAACTGGTGCAGGTGGTATAAATGTTTCGGGATTTGCTACCGTTGGAGGGGTAGGAGAAATAGCAGGTTCGGCCGTCATAGGAGGGATTACAACTATTAGTAATACCACTGAATCTACTTCGGCTACTACTGGTGCATTAATAATAAGTGGTGGTGTAGGGATAGCAAAGAGTCTTAATGTTACCGGGAACGTTACAGTCGGTGGAACTCTAACTTATGAAGATGTAACTAATCAAGACGTTATAGGATTAGCAACATTCAGATCTGGTGTTCAATTTGGTGCTGCTGGTGTAGGTGGAACCATAACAGCAGTTGGTAATGCAAATTTAGCAGGTATTGTAACTTGCGATAGAGTAACGGCTCAAGGGGGAGTTGAATTTGGTGCTGCTGGTGTAGGTGGAACGATAACACAAGTTGGTAATGCTGAATTTGCTGGTATAGCAACTGCCACTCAGTTTGTTGGTATTCTTACTGGTGGAACTTCTAGTGGTGCAACTGTTGGTGTAGGTACTACTGGTACGATTTTTAACGTAGTTGATGGAGCAACACAAAATAGATTTAGTGGTGTATTAGTAGAGAAGGTAGCAATTCAAGATACTAGTATTACTACAGCAGGTGCTCATGTTGATCCAGCAAATGGTAATGTTCATTATTTCACAACAAATGGATCAGGAGCATCCGTTATTGATGTAGTTTATAAGGGAGGAAATAATTTAAGTTCCTTTATGAAGGTAGGGGAGAATATTTCTTTTAGTGTAATTAGTAAACCAAATAACTCAGAATATGTTAATGCAGTAACGATTGATGGTTCTAATGTAACAGAATATTGGTCAGGAGGTACACCTTCATCCGCTAGTGGAGCAGCAAGTACTTTTACTATCACAACAGTAAATATTACTAGAATCGCTGCTACTGGAACTCCAGATAATGATTATTTGGTATTATGTCAGGCTACTAACTATGAGACTTAAGGAGAATTGATTAATGAGTAATTCTTGGTTTAAAAAAGAAAAACCCCTTATGGGTTTATTAGGTACTGGTGGTGGTGCTGCTGTTTCTGCTGCTGCTGCTGGTGGCGGTCTATCAGGTATAGATGCAACTGGTGGTACTATTACTGAGATTAGCTCACCTGATGGAAATACTTATAAGGTTCATACATTTACTGGTACTTCTAGCTTTGTCGTAAATTCTGTAAATGCTCCACCAGATGCACCAGGACCATTTAATGGGAAGATTGAGTATTTGGTAGTTGGTGGTGGTGGAAGTGGACCTCACCAAAACGGTGGTGGTGCTGGAGGTGGTGGTGCTGGAGGATATCGTGCTAATGTGGGACAAATAAGTCCAATACCCGAACCTTCTGGCGGTGAAGGTTCAGCTGAACCTTCATTCCCTGTATCAGCTGGTTCATATACTATTACTGTGGGTGGAGGTGCTGCTGCGTCAACTGCTACTTATGGTAATACAGGTAGTGATTCATCATTGGGACCGACCATAGTATCTGAGGGAGGGGGTTATGGAAATTGCTCTGATCCTGGTGGCGGTGGTCCTGGTGGATCTGGTGGTGGCGGTGGAGAGTTTGCCGGTCCTCAGGCCGCTGCAGGAACTGGAGCTACAAATCAAGGATTTAATGGCGGTACAGGAACTTCCTCAGGAACCAATGCTGGAGCTGGCGGCGGTGGAGCCGGAGCTGTGGGTGGAAATGGAGATAGCGTAAATGGTTCAACTGCAGCAAGAGCTGGTGGTAATGGAAGAGAGAGTATTATTGATGGAAGTGCTACTTATCGTGCAGGTGGCGGCGGTGCTTCTGGTAATTCTCGTGCTGGTGGTAATGGCGGTCTTGGTGGCGGCGGTGGTGCTGGAGCAGGTTCTGCTGGATCTGATTCGCCTAACGGATATGCTGCGGGAGAGGCAAACACCGGTGGGGGCGGTGGTGGTAGGTATGTATCACCAACAGAGGCTTTTGGCGGTGGTTCCGGAGTTGTTATTATTAGATATGCTATTGCTTGATAAATAAAATTACGAACTAGAATACAAACATGGCTCATTTTGCAAAACTAGATGCTAACAACATTGTTGAGCAAGTCATCGTTGTGAATAATGATGACATTAAAGATCCAATGACTGGTGAGGAAACTGAATCTATTGGTGTTAGTTTCTGTCAGCGATTATTTGGTAACGATACTAAGTGGAAACAAACTTCTTATAATGGTAATTTCCGAGGTAATTATGCTGGTATTGGGATGACCTATGCCGAAAATATAGCGACTTTGGGTGTTGCATCTACTGATGTTTTTTTGCATCCTTTACCCTATCCCTCATGGTCAATTGGAATTAATACTGCACTATGGTATTCTCCACTTGGTCTAGAACCTGTATTAACTGATTCAGAGAAAGCAGCAGGAAAATATTATACTTGGGATGAAGATGCCTATCAAGCAGATACGGCAGATCCAAAAACAGTTGGATGGGCTTTAACCGTAACATAAGTTTAAAAGAAAATGTCAGCAGCACGATCATTAGGAAATTTAGGTAATCAAAGTGCCTTAACGGTAGATGCCAGTAATTTAAAGGTTGGTATTGTATCTACTAGTCCGGTTGGAGAGTTATCAGTGGGTGCTGCTATTACGATGGGCAGTTCTAGTGGTATTATTAGTGCTACTAAATTCGTTGGTGATGGATCAGAACTGGATGGAGTTGCAAGTGCAGGATTAGGAACTGCATTAAGTGATACTAGTACTAGTCCTTTAAATAAGATTTATTATACTAATACGCAATTGGGTATCAATGAAGATGCTACCATAACAGTTCCTAGTGGAACTAATATTGCTTACACTCAATATCAGGATATTGTTGTGGGTGATTCTTATGATTTAACTATTGCTGATGGTGGTAGTTTTATTCCTGATATTTTGGATTTAGATGAGGTATAATTATCTCCTGAGATAATTTTTCTAAATAAACATTAGTTATTATTTGAATATGGCTTATTTTGCACGATTAGATGCTAACAACATTGTAAGGCAAGTTATTGTTGTTAGTGATGAAGATATTAAAGACCGTAATGGTGTTGAAGTAGAAAGTATTGGTGTTGCATTTTGTCAGAAACTTCTAGGGGCTGAGACGAATTGGAAGCAAACCTCTTATAATGCTACTTCGAGAGGTAATTATGCTGGTGTTGGGATGACCTATATGTCTAATGTTTCAACATTAGGTGTTGCATCTACCGATGTCTTTATTGGACAGCAACCATTCCCTTCTTGGTCAATTGGAATTAATACTGCACGATGGTATCCACCTGATGATGCTGGTATTCCTCCTGAAAGAACAGCAGCACAAATTGCAGCACGTAAAGATTATAGATGGAATGAGGCGGATTATAATAAGGATCCATCAACAGCATGGAATCTTATCACACCATAAGATACAGGGAGGTCTAACCTCCCTTTTTTATTATCATAAATACTTAGAAACTATATGGTATAATGGCGATTACCAATGCATCTAGATTAGCGGACTTTGGTTCTGGTATAGGAACCGCAGGTGCTGTCTTACAAGTTGATAATACTAATAAGAGAGTTGGTATTGGAACTACGAATCCCGTTACTACTTTAAATGTTGCAGGTATCGTTAGTGCTACTTCATATTTTGGAGATGGTTCTAATTTAGAAGGTGTAACTGGTGGTGGTGGTTTAGGTACTGCTCTTAGTGATACATCAACTGAATTACTCAGTCAAATATTCACTACTCCTAGAAATGATATAGTTGCTGCTGGCACTTCAGTCACAGTAGAAAGTGGTGTAGGTGGAGGGCGTATAGCTTTCACTAAACTAAATAGGATTGATGTAGGAACTGGGGCTACTTTTCATGTAGGAGCTGGCACTACTCTTATTATGAATGTACTTAGTGTATTTTGATAAATAAAGTATAGAAAGGAACTTAGGATCTCATGTCTGAAATTAGAGTAGACAATATTATAGGTGAGGACGGCGGAACTCCGGTAGGTTTTTCCAAGGGAATTAACATTTCCTCAGGCGTTGTCACTGCTACTACCTTTAAAGGTGCTCTTACTGGTAATGTTACTGGTGATGTTACTGGTAATGCTGATACAGCAACTAGTGCTACCAGTGCCACCAGTGCCACCAGTGCTACTACTGCTACTACTGCCACTAATGTTAGCGGTGGTACTGTATCCGCTACGACTGGATCATTTAGTTCGGATCTAACAGGAACTAATTTAGAATTGAGTGGGAATCTGACAGTTAGGGGAACCCAGACTATTATTAATACTGAAACCTTGGATGTGCAGGATTCAACAGTAGGTATTGCATCTACATCTACTGCGTCTAATGTTACTGCTAATAATGCAGGTATTACAATTTATGGTTCTACGAATGGAAGTAATGATAAGAATTTAACATGGGGTAAAGATCCTGGTTCCTTCCTCGTGAATCAACCTTGGAAGTTTAAGGGAGTATATGAAACAGTATCCGCAGCAACGACCTATTATATGGCTTCTCAGTTGGTGGTGGAAATGGATGCAGCAGCAGGAACAGCATATTCATATACCGTTCCTGGAAATACAAATATAGGTATTGTTTCCTTTAAAAATATTCCCGCAGTTAGTGGAGAAGAGACTTTTACTACAGTCACATTGCTTACCACACAGAATAGTGGATTTGCTAATGCAGGTTGGGGAAATACTCAATCAGTTTCTGGTATTGGATCCCAAGTAACAGTTGTTGGATTCTCTAGTGGATTGGTTGCTGGTATTTCTACAAGAGGATTTGTAAATACGGGAGTTACTACATTTGTAGGAGTTACTACATTCCCTGGATATACTGATTTTATTTCATTCGGAATTCATTATAACGGTAAGACTAATACAGATGCTAATAGTTATGATGTTTATATAACTAATAATGGTGGATGGCATCCTGCATCCCATGGTGTTTAATAGGAGGTAGTTAAAATGTTACAGAATTGGTGGTTTAAGAAAGAGAAACCTCTTTTTACAGGACTTCATTTTGGATTTGGTGCCGGAGGCGGTGCTGCGGGTGCTGGTGGTCCAAGTCCAGAACCTATTTCTGCTACTGGGGGTTCTAAAAGTACATTACCTAATGGTAATATAACGCATGAATTTGATTCATCTGGTTCTTTGGTAATAGCATCTGGAAGGGATGATATTCAGTTCTTAGTTATCGCCGGTGGCGGCGGTGGCGGTGGTGGATATGAGGCTGGAGGAGGTGGTGCTGGTGGGTATAGATCTTCAATGCCAGATGGACCAGGAGGACCTAGTCCTAGCCCAGAAAATGCAGTACCCGTAGATGGACCAATGACTATTCCTATTGTTATTGGTGCTGGTGGTGCTGGTGGGGCTCCCAGCAGTCCGACGAATCCATATGGAGTACGAGGAAGCAATGGTGTTAATTCAAATTTCAATCATCCCACTGAGCCTATAGTATCACAAGGTGGTGGAGGAGGAGGATCTTGGGGTCCTGACAGTGGATACTCCCAAGTCGCAGCAGACCCTGGTGGATCTGGTGGTGGAATGGGATATTTTCCAGCACCAAGTCCAACTCTTGCACCCCCAACTAATTCTAAAGGATACGGAAGTCGTGTGACTGGAAGTCTAACTCCCGCACCTAACCAAGGATATAATGGAGGTGTAAGAGATCCAGGTCCAGTACTACCACATGGTCCCTATTATTGTGGATCTGGTGGCGGTGGAGCCGGTCAACTAGGGGGTAGTAATACTAATAACGATACCGATACTGTTTACGGCGGTGCAGGAAAAGCAGATGGAATTCCCACTGGTGGTACTTTTAGAGGTGGTGGTGGAGGAGGAGGAAATTATGGTAAGGCTGATGGCGGTGAAGGTGGAACAGGCGGTGGTGGAGAAGGTTCTGGTATGACTCCAGTAAATGGTGTTTCTGGTACTGATTATACTGGTGGTGGTGGCGGTGGATCTGGTGATAACCCAGGTAGTGGTGGGAATGGTGGTGCCGGTAAAATTATTTTAATGTACCCAGGTTAATATTAAGACAAATTACAAACTGTCACATAAAACCCCCGCAGGAGACTGTGGGGGTTTATAGTAGGTACAGTTTAATAAAAAACATGAGTAAAGAGATGACTGTCAGGGAGAAATTACTCTTCATTGCTTCCTTCATCTGGGCAATGCACTGGGGTGTGCGTTTGACTGGCGTTGTTTTTAGTTCTCTTCAATTATCTTTCTTCTGATGCTTTATCTGACCTACTCTGGTTACAATTACAGCAAGAGAAGGTGTGAACGAATCGTCAATTGGTTCGTGAATAAACATCTTCCTAACCATAAGGTGATTATTAATGTAGATCATCTTGGATTATTACATGAAGGTGTATTTGGATGGATGTGGGCAGCAGATTGTGACTATCGACCTCGTGATTTTGAGATAGAGTTACATAATCGTATGAACCCAGAAAATTATACTAAGACCCTTCTCCATGAACTGTGGCATCTTTATCAGCATGTTACTGGTCAACTGAGGGATAAGTATAACAAGCGTCTATGGAAGGGTGTAGACCATTCTGAGACTGACTATGAAGATCAACCTTGGGAAGTAGAAGCACATCGCATGGAAGAAGTTCTCTACAAAGAGTACACCACCTATTTGTCCACCTCTAACCTAAAATTATGAAAACCGCTATCAAAACTGAGTTCATCTGTGTTAAACCAAGATCAGAAGTAGCAAGAGATAGATTTGAGAATTGTATGGATAGATTACATTCATGTCGTGTAATTAAACGTAAGCATGGTAAAGTATTCTTGGAATCTATCTCTAATCGTTATTCTTTTGAGATGTTTGAAGGTAGTGACGATCATTGGGAAGTTATAACTTGATTAAATATTAAGTATATGTCATAATAATAATATGATAGAGATTCTTCTTGCTTCTAGTCTTCTTACTTGTGAGTCATCACAAGAGATAATAGAGGATATTATCAAATCAAATCCAGCACATAAAGAAGAACTTATAGAAGTTATTAAAGAAAACACTGAACCCACATGTTATGAAAGACCAGAACACGATACATGAAGAAGAAACACAAGATCAGAAATGGAATCGTGGATTGGATCTTTATATAGAATCAGTCCAGAAACCAGATCATCAATTACGTGCTTGCGCTCATAATCAGAAATGTTATAATGAGTTGATGGCAGTCCGAGAACACGTATTGGACTATGTTCAAACATTAAGAAGAGAGGTGTAAGTATAAACTCGTAGGCATTTATTTTTGTATACTTAAAAGTTGTGAAAAGCACACAAATATGCTAAATAATAATAGTCACCTATCAGGTACACACGAGGAGGAAAATGCATTAAAGGTATAGATTATGACCTATATGATGAGTAAACAATTGTAAAATGGAGAAGATTAATGCACAATTTAATATCACATAATCAGTTAGAAGGGTTTAGACACTCAGAAGAGATGTCTGATTCACATAATGATTTAATAGAAGAATACTACGAGTGCTTAATCGAATGCGATGAAGATCAAAGCACATGTAAACGTATATGTAAGGAGGTTTTAGTCTACGGTTAAAGTGTAAACTATTAAATCTAAGTAACATGTTAATTTTTTCACATCCACCTTAGTAAACCTTAGTAAAAACTAGTCCAATGTAAACTTAGACCCTTGACATACATATGTCAGGGGTCTTATAATTTGTGTATGAAAAAAGAATTAATTGACATACTTAAAAAGTATGCTTATAAACAGGGACAGTTTACTCTTTCATCGGGTGAAGAGTCTCCCCACTATGTTAATTGTAAACCAGTTATATTAACTGGTAGAGGTCTCCAATTAGTATCTAAGATGATACTAGAAAAGGTGAATACAAAAGTAGTAGCAGGACTTACATTAGGTGCTGATCCTTTGGTTAGTGGTGTTACGTTGGTAGGTCAATGTTCGGGTTTAATTATTAGAAAAGAACCCAAAGGACATGGTACAGCATCACAAATAGAAGGACCACTTCCATTTGTGGGTACTACTATTACTGTATTGGAGGATGTAACTACATCAGGTGAATCTGCTCTTAAAGCAGTAAAGGTTCTTCGTAATGAAGGTTATCATGTAAATCGTGTAGTTACCATAGTAGACCGTCAACAAGGGGCGGTTGATACGATGGAGGAGGAAGGTATTGAATTGGTTAGTTTAGTTACTTTGGAGGAATTATTATGACTTTAAAAACATATACTATTGAGAAGAAGAATACCCAACATAATCAAATTTGGGAATGGGAAGAGACTCCTGAGATATTGGCAGCATTGGAACAGTTGAGTAAATCAACACAAGTGGTAAAATCTTACAAATCGGTGTAAAATAAATACCATCGAGTTGTAAGATTAAACATGGCATCTTATTCGGTAACATTACGCAGTCCCGATGGGTCGGAAGAGACATTTGATTGTCCTGACGATCAGTTTATTTTAGATACATTAGAAGAAGAAGGTTTAGATCATCCTTCATCATGTAGATCAGGTGCATGTTCATCTTGTGCAATGAAAATTGTAGAAGGTACTGTTAATCAAGAGGAGCAATCATTCCTTGATGATGAACAATTAGAGGAAGGTTATGTATTAACTTGTGTTGCCTATCCTGAGTCTGATTTAATTCTACTCACAGAACAAGAGGAGAATCTCTACTAAATAGTCTTTCGGTACAAATACTTAGTTTATTTTGAAGGACAAGAAAGCAGCAAAAACATTATTAAAGAGAGCAAAAGAACATCCTGATTGGTACACCGAACAGGATATTTACTACGCTAAACAAGTTAAAAAACAACTTAAACACGAGAAACAGGCAAAAAAGAAAAATGAAGGAAGAATACAGTGAGAAGGATTATTGGGAAGGTAGAGTTCCCGATGATAAATTTGATGAATATTTGAAGAAGTATGGTTATGAATATACTCCTTCTGACTATGAGAAGATACCTTCTAGGTATTAACAAGTGTTGCGAGACTATAAAGACAATATAAAATTTATAGATATTAAACATAACTAATGTTATAGTATCCTCACACTTCTCCTTAAAACCATGTTTTTGCTTAATTTAGACGAACGATACCACTCTTATTTGGATGGTAAGAAGAAATTACGCATTAATGGTGATGAACATCGACTCAGGGCATATGGTTATACTGATGATGGACAAACTATTGATGGGTATTATTTAACCACAGACGATCATACTTTATATTATAATAAGGAAGCAGAATTTGTAAGAATGGAGTCGCTTGATAAAGTGGCACAGAAGGTAAGATAACCTTCTATTTTTATGTTAGGATACTTAAAGGATAAAAAAATTCAATGAAAATAGCACTTGCCACTCTTCTTAATTTGAGTTCTGTTAGTCCCGCACTAGCAGGGGAGTATCAAGCAGGATATTCTCACGAAAGAACATGTTTTAGAAGTGAGTATAGAGAAGAGTATATACCAGGTTCAGAAGATAATCCTGGTTATGTAAAGTCATGGAAAGAAACGGTGGAAGTTCCTTGTGAAGATACACCGACTCATATTCATGCAGATCCTCATCCAGATATAGGTAGAAGAACACCAACTTATCGGAGACATGTTACTGTCTATGAGGATGTAGATACTAATGATTGTTCTGAGGGAACTGTTGCTGGTGGTCTTCTTGGTGGAGGATTAGCAGCATTTGGAACTCGTGGAAAAGACCGTTGGTGGACTATTCCTACTGGTATAGTTGGGGGTGCAATGTTGGGTTGTGCAGTTGATGGAGGTTGATAGGGGGGTCGTTTAAAGTGTCCATATAATGAATGGACTAATATCATGCAACTCGTTGAGTTTCTACAAACTTCTTTCCAAAATGTAAGGTCATCGAAACGTACTGATGACCTACATGATGTTTTATTAAGTGAGATTCTAGAAAAGAATCCTCAGTGGAGAGATCTTGATTGGAGGTTTGAATACAAATTACAACGTGATGCTTTTGGAGGCACATTTGATATTGATATTGCAGGGTTTAAGAATTGTGGTGAGTTAAAAGTTTGTATTCTTGCCAAAGCAATGAATAGCAATGTTAATAAGAATATCAAGAATTATGCTAACACAACTATTGGTGAAGCAGCACGATTAGCATTTGCACCAAATATAAATTTAGAGAAGATTCTATTTGTTAGTGTATTACCAAGAGTAGCACCACGATTTAAGAAAGATGGAACAGTTGGTGGATTTGATGATGTTATATCTGCTAAGAATCGTACTAAAATAGATGGAGTATTACAACAACAATATGGTGATCTTGTTGAATTAAAGGATATATTCTTTGATATTGCTGATGTTAGAAATAAGAAGACAAAAGATGAATTTACTGATATAATAGTAGAGAATCTGGATTAACTTAATGCTATTTAATGGTGAGTGCTTAAATATCATGTCTACACTTTCTGATGATTGTGTGGACATGGTTTTTTGTGATTTACCTTATGGAACTACACAAAACTCATGGGATAGTTTAATTCCATTTGATAAATTGTGGGAACAATATAGAAGAGTAGTAAAGGAAAATGGTGCAATAGTTCTTACTGCTCAGTCACCATTTGATAAGATACTTGCTTGTTCTAATCTTAAAGATTTTAGATATGAGTGGATATGGGAGAAGAATAAGGCAACAGGGCATCTGAACGCCAAGAAGATGCCAATGAAGGCACATGAGAATGTACTTATATTCTATCGCAAGTTACCAACATATAATCCACAAAAGACTACTGGACATAAACCATTTGGTGCAGTTAAACCACGTCAGAATATACCAGAACCAGATAAGAAAAGAAATTATAATCATTTAACTGAAACATTTGGTAATGATGGCACAACAACTGATCGTTACCCTAGATCCGTACAGAGGTTTCCAGTAATTAATAATGATAATCCATTAAAGTTTCATCCAACTCAGAAACCAGTAGGAATGATAGAATATTTTATCAAAACATATTCTAACGAGGGTGATACTATCCTGGATAATTGTATGGGTAGTGGGAGTACATGTATCGCTTCTATTAATACTGGTCGTGAATATATTGGGATAGAAGCAGATGAAGAATATTTTAATACAGCAAAGGAATGGATTAATAAGGTGGAGAATAATCCTCTATTAAATGTAATAAGGGGGGTCGTTTAAAGTGTCCTTATAGTGTGAGGGATACGTGGTTCTACTGCCCCAAACCTCTGAGTATACTCAGAGAAACCCACTGCCTATTTGATAGTCGGTGAATTGGTTGACGCACAGCAAGGATCTATGGTTGTCTCTGTTCAGCAGAGAAATTACGTCCTGTAAGTCTAATGTGCTAGTGGTGGGGGTTCAGGTGTAAGCGATTCCCAGTAGGTAAATTTGGGCATAGTAGGTGAAACCTCTGTTGATGCCCCACTCCCTCACAACAACACACACAAAAACGAGGAGATGGATGTGCCTCGTGGGTAGCACCCACTAAAAGAACTAACATCCCCTAGGTCTTTATTTTCTTTTTTAAATGGCAACAAGATCACGCATTGGTTTAAGATTAGCAGGAGACGCTATTCTTTCTGTGTATCATCATTGGGATGGTTATCCACAGTGGTTAGGTGTTACTCTTGTTGAGAAGTACACTACCAAAGAGCAAGTTGCAGAACTTCTTGATGGTGGTGATATTTCTTGTATTGATTCTGATACTAATTGGGATAGACAAGAATGTGAACCTCATGTTCAATATTATAATGACAGAGGTGAAAAGACTGAACCACGTTTAGATATTAATGAGTCTGAGTTCTTTACTAATGGTGAAGAATTTGCATACATCTTTGACGATGGTAAATGGACATGTTATGATTTAAGTCATAAGTATGATGACGATTATAATGTAACAAGTTACATTGCTAAACCTGTTACTATTCCATCAGAATATCCCCAAGAGTTAAATGTTAGTTGAACTCAAAAAAGATGAATTAGAGTACATTGTTACTGTTTTATGGAAATGCCGTAAATCAGAGACTAAATGTGAAGAACTCTATGAAAAGATGAAACCATTACTCAAAGTATGTACTTGCAAGGAGGATTCCAATGATTGAACCAACCGAAGATATGAAGGGAGTATATTATACTCCTTCACAGAAAGATCTTTCAGCAGAAGAAATGATTGATGATTTCATCGCTGATTGTGAAGTTGAAGCAGCAAAACTTGAAATCACTGTTGACTATTACCTAGCGGAGTTTGTCTAATGCAATTATTAACACTATTGTCTATTTTGATAATTTGTGGTATTATATTAGGTGTATATTTACTAAATCTTTATAATCCGCATTAAAAACATGGCAGACGCAAGACGTTACAAGATCCTTGAATTATCTACTCAGGGATGGACTTTGGTTGATAGTGATTCTCAAAATCTTACTAGACCACAGTGTGATAAGAGATTACGAGAAATTTTGGATGTAACAGGAGTTGCACCTGATCGTTTAAAGGTGGCAGCACAAAACGATCCTAGATATATTGAAGATCAAGGTATTGACCCTGATAAAGGATTTATTCCTGAAAACACCCAATAATGATTCATTACAATGCAAGAACCTTATGAACCCGAAGTTAATGATTATGTTATTTGGGATAGGGGTGAGTATGGTAAAGATGAAGGGTGGGTATATTTTAAGGGAGATCCAGAAGAACCAAAGAAAGGATTTAAAACAAATCCTAGGTATATTACTATTGAAACTGGTGTAAAACCTAAACCACAATGTGAATATACTGATAAAAAGAGTATGCGTCATCGAATGATTCATACTCTTTTGTTGTGCTATGAATCTAGTTGGAATGAATTACAGTTTGTAAAAAAACGTACACCAGAAGAACAGATTCAACATTATTCTCAATGTGATGATTAATAGATCATTATATTTTAAAGTAGATAGTTATCCTTTTGCAGATAGGGTTAATCCTTATTTGTGTGATATTTTTAAGGAATATTATATACAATCCGTTAAAGGAGGAGCAAAAAGAACTACTCCCAATTTACATGAAAAAGGTATTAAAGAAATTGATAATATATTAAGGTGGATATGTGATCTACTTCCTGATTTTGCTTATAATATTTCAGGAGGAAGAATTATATATGACGCCCCTAAATTTGGAGGAACAGGAGGATTTGATCCTTACTCTTATAAAGTGGATGGGTGTTGGGGTATAACTTATGATAAAGGAGATAGTGTGATAAAACATAATCATTTTCCTTATACTTTTTCATTTTGTTATTATGTCAATACTCCACCTCAATCTCCGCCTCTTATTATAGAAGGTAAAAGAATGAGAATGAAAGAGGGTCAATTAATAATATTTTTATCTCATTATAATCATTGGGTTCCTAAGTGTAAAATAGATGGAAGATGTGTATTAGTGGGAAATATTGATTACAATTTAGGAAAGGAATTAATGAGGTAGGAGGGGGGGGGTCGTTTAAATTGTCCTTTTAATATAATTAAAAATAAATTATTAAACCATACGAAAATATTAAACAAAATAATGAATTAAGAGAAC